AATGGCGTTTTCCAAACGCCTGCAAACTTGCTTTTTGACGCTGATGGCGATCCATCTGCCGCGATTGCCCAAAGCAAAATTGCAAACCTTACAACTGACTTGGCGGGAAAAGTTACGTCTGTTACAGGAACATCGCCGATTGTTTCAAGTGGTGGAATAACACCTGCAATTTCCATTCCAGTTGCGACAGCAACGACAGACGGATATTTGTCTTCAACTGATTGGTCAACTTTCGACGCAAAGCAACCAGCAGGGACTTATTTAACTACGATTTCTGCAACATCTCCGTTATCATATACTCCAGGAACCTATCCAAGAATTGCGATGTCACAAGCGTCTTTCGCATCAAATGGATGGTTGAGTTCAGGAAATTGGAATACATTTAACGGGAAAGTCTCAACCATATCAGCAAGCTCGCCATTGATTGCAACTAGCGGAGTTACATCAACGATTGCTATTTCAGTTGCGACGGCAACGACAGACGGATATTTAAGCTCGACCGATTGGAGCACATTTAATTCTAAACAGGCGGCAGGGACTTATGTCACGTCCGTTACTGGAACAACGCCTATCGTATCAAGCGGTGGAACAACTCCTGCATTATCAATTCCAGTTGCTACGGCAATAACGAATGGGTATTTGTCCGCGCTTGATTGGGCGGCGTTCGACGCAAAACAGCCAGCAGGCTCTTACGTTACATCAGTTACGAGCGGGGTTACAGGCGCAACGCAACTCACCAACATGATGCAGATTACGGCAGCGGGATATTCTGCAATCACTTCTCCGTTGGTAAACACGCTTTATATCATTGTAGGATGATTTTAACAAATTCCACCGCAGCAAAAGTAGGGTCAATAGATGTTAATATAATAGCGTCTGCAACATCAGCATTCCGTCATTTCATGGTTTACTCGGCAACTACTATTTCAGCGGTAATTTCTGGGACAATCGGACTTATTAAAAATGGGACTGGTGCGCTTACGCTTAGTGGAAATAATACCTATACTGGAGCAACAATTATCAATGCCGGCACTTTTAAAAATGGAAGTGCAACCGCTTTTAGTAGTGGAAGTGCTTTAACTCTTAATGGTGGAATTTTTGATCTCAATGGTTTCAATGCAAACGTGGCATCAATGGGAGTTGGAAATTCTGCTGGCACGATTACCAACTCGGCTGCAGGATCGGGTACAAATACGATCACGATCTTGAATTACAACGCTGCGGTTGCCTCACTCATTACAGATGGTTCCACGGCAAAGACGGCAGTGACCATTAACAATAATGGTGGTCCTTACGCTATTTCAAATGCGAATAACACGTTTTCTGGAGGGTTTACGATTGCCTATGGTGGTTCTGGTGGTGGATCGCGCTTGTATCAGGGCTCAATAACAAGCACTATCGTTGGTGGAGTTTTAACAAAAAGCAATATAGGAATTGGCACGCTTACGATTGGAGCTAATGGAAGCACAGCGTCGGCTCAATTGATGCTTAATTCAGGCTCGATTTATAATAACATCATCGTCAATGCAGCACAATACGCAGATGGTGGTCTAGCTGCATTCCGTCTCGATGGCACTGGAATACAATTTTTTGGAACGATTACAGCGGGGTCAGCTAACATAAATATATCCAGCCAATTTACAGGTTCGGCAACATTAAATGGTCAACTAACAGGAACGAATGGGCTATTATTAAAGACTCCATCAGGGGCAGGCGCAACATTTACTCTAACTTTATTAAACGCATCAAACAATTACTTAGGAAATACAACAATTGCATCGAGAACAACAATAGTTATTAGCGGTGCAGGCCAACTCGGATCGGGTAATTATTCTGGGAGTATCGCAAATACAGGCTCTTTCATCTACTCCAGCACGGCCAACCAAATTCTCTCTGGCACAATTACGGGCACTGGTCAATGGATAAAAAACGCAACCAGCACGCTCACTCTCTCTGGCACATTCTCTGGAACAACAGGGCCAATTACCGTAAACGCTGGAACGCTTGCTCTGGGAGCCAATCAAACGCTACCAGCAATAGCTGGAGCTGGAAACATTGATATTGGAATTTACAATTTATTAATTGCTACTGGCACAACCAATACTTTCTCTGGGGTTATTAGCGGATCTGGCACGTTTAGGAAAACAGGGAGTGGAATGCAGACCCTTTCGGGTAATCTCACATACACGGGATCAACTCAAATCAGCATCGGAACATTACAAATTATTAGGGCATTCGGGTCAATAACCCCAACGGCATCATTTGGAGCATCTACATTGGCTGTTTCTTTTACTGGAACCTTTTCGTCTGGAACAACAGACTTCCGTTTTTTTGCAGGAACAACAATAAATTCTTACGCATCAGTAACCCTAACTGGGGTTCCAGTTGGAACAACGGCAACTTATAATTCAGCAAACTCCACGCTTTCAGTCATAGTCCCATGATAATTTCTCCTAACGAAAATGGTTGGTCTTACGATGACTCTGTAGGCAACTGGAAATTAGTTTATTCTGGTAATAAAATTGTGATTTACGAGCAAGAAGACAAGTTAATTGCAACCCAAATCACATTATTTGTCGGAACGCAACAGGAATGTGAAGAACATATAAATTTATTAAACCTTGTAAAAGCAGATGAAGATGAGGAAATTTTAGAAAATGAAAATACGACCAGCCGCGACTTACACGCTAACCCTTGAGAAGGCTTTAACGGATGCCTTTATTCTGGCATTACAGCAAGAGATGGGGAATGCATTGATCGTTACCGCATCTGAAAATTTTAATCAAATTTCATTACCGGCTTGCTTCGTTAAATGCACAAGGAATCAGGAGTCGATTGTAAATTCTGCAATCTTTCAATTCTCCGTAGACATTATTCTGCTTGCACAGGCTGACGATACGGACGCTCAAGCGGTTGATAATTTGTGGGCAAATATTCTTTGCATTTCGCACGACATATTTGGATTAAAAAATAAGCTGAACGCAGTTCGGCCGCAATTTGCATTCATCTATGGCATTTTGAGGGATGGTCCCGTTTCCTTTGCCACAAATGAACGCCACTTTGAACGAAGCGTAAGGATCACCGTCCATTCGGCTCTTATTTCCTAGTTGACAATTTTTGCCAAGTATGGCCGCAACCGTAATTACTTCCACGTCCGCAACAGGTGTTTCCTTTGGCGCAACCGCAGAAACAGGAATTATCCTTTCAAAATTCAGTCGCACAACGCAATCTCAAAAAGCCGAAGTTACGAATGAGGTTGGAGACATTGTTGCGCTTTCGTATTATGGAGAAAACGCTTCAATTTCGATTTCTGGCGTTTTAAACGGAACAGCTGGAATTGCTGCCGCTGGGGTTGGAAATATCCTTACGCTTCTAAATTCCACGACCAGCGGAGGCGTAAGTGGTGGAAAAATTGTTGTGGATTCCATGACGTTTGAATCAGGAGGAGACACATTTAAAACCGTCAGTTTGGAAGCGACTCAATATCCTTCGATGTAATTTCTAAAAAACGCATTCATTAGGGAATGCTTCAAACCTATGCGTCAAGGCGAAATGGCGCAATTTTTTTTTAAAACATGAATACTGAAACAATAAATATACGAGATGAATATTTTTATACGGCTAATCTCAAAGCCGCTACAGCTTTAGCCACACTCGGCTTTAAGCTGAAAAATCCAAATCCAATCACCCGAACAATTCGCAATGATGGCAAGGAGTCTATCGTATTCTGGTTTGATTCTTTGAATGACCAAGGGCAAAAAGCCGAGGATGTTTATTCTGGAATGACCAAGGGGGGCGAAGCCTTGGATAAATCTGATCCAGAAAATATTTTAAATTATTTTCGGGCATATTCCGCAAACAGGGATGTATTTGTGGATTTGATTAGGAATACCCCTCGAATGGTTGAGATCACTACAAACGGAAAACATATTTTAATCCGTGAAGACGCAACAGATGAGGACAAAAAAAACATTTCAAAAATATTATGAATAACGACGAACTAAAAAAAGATGATGAGCTTCTAAGAGAATGCGGGCTTTTAGAACGAGAAAAAAAAGTTGATGGAATGACATTGCGCCCGATGACTGGCGCATCATTTATGTGGATTCTAAACAAAGAAGTTTTCTCTTCCGAAAACAATAAAGTTGAACAAATTGCCCAATTCCTTTTCTTACATTGTGCTTCAATTGATGAAATTTTGGATGTGGTTTATAGCGGCAATTCCTTCAAAAAGGAAGTTATCAAATGGATTTCAAAAACTAGCCTAAACGAGCACCATTCGCGCATCCTTGCATTTGAACCAATCGTTGATGCAGCATGGGCAAAATATTCTGCTGCTAAAACAATAGCGCAGTTTAGTCATCAAGAAAATCCGCTCGAAAAAAAATAGCCTCCCCAAGCTGGCTCTGTGCCTACTTGGGGAGAATTGTTACAATGACAGGGTGGTCTAGGCATTATATTCTACACGAACTCCCTCTGTATACTGGGCTTCAACTTTTAGATTACGAAAACTGGTCAAACAATATTCCTCGCGTTTATGTAAATGATAAGGATCAGGGGGCTATTGACAATTTGACCATTATTGAAGGGGCGTTTAAAACACTCAATCAAAATGGCTAAATTCAAGTTTAATGATCTAAAATTCGAGCAAATCATGAAAAGGTATGCTGACGCCAAGGAAGTTTCAATTCCTGATGCCGTTATGCTGAATGCTCGTTTGCTATGCGTTGAACTTGCGAGACGAACACAACCATTTGGGTCAAGCGATTCAGCAAAAAAAACAGGAGAGAAGGCAATTACTCGGGATTTGCTTGGTAAAAGCGGAGGCGGCAAGGCCAGAGCAGGGCTATTCTCTCCGATCTCAGCCGTGATGGACGATGCCGTTTTCTACAAATCTTCAACCAATGTTAGATTATTTGTCGCAAAGAATGGAGATGTTTATGGAACAGATCGTAGTCATTTCTTACCAGACGCAACAGAAAGCACGCTCCGAGCGTTTCACAAAAAGAATTTCGTGAATGGAAGAATGTCATCCGCTGGAGGAAGAACAAAAAACATTGGCCGATGGAAGTTTGTTGATCGTTTATTTGTGGATGCAAATGTTTTGAATAGTTACCTTGAAACTACTCTTAAAAAGGTGGGCATTGCTAAATCTGGATGGGCAAGTTGCGCATCGCAACTTAAAAAGATCAATAAAGGATCACTACTATCTCAACTGCCAAATTGGGTAACTAGGCATCTGGATGATTTTAAAAGTGGATCCGTTGAAGATCGAACGTCAAATAAAAACAATCCTACCGTTATCCTTACAAACAAAGTCCCGTGGGCAAGCGAAGTCATAAATGTAATGGAGCAAGGAAAAGCTCAATCCGTTGTTGCTCAAAAAATGAAAAAGCAAATGGAAAAAATCTTAAAAGGAAATCAATCAAAGTTAATTGAGGCATAAAATATGGCAGATGTAACGGTAGAATTTGGCGCAAAAGATGTAGGATTTGAAAAAGTCCTATCACAAGTGCGGGAAGAAAGTATTAGACTGAGAAATACCTTGAAGAGCACGGAGCTTGCGATGGAGGACATCGAAGATATCATGCGTAAGATTGGCAGAAATGATGCCATGGAGAAGCGTATCCGTTCGCTTGGCAATACGCTGGACGATACGAAGAAAAAAACAGAGAGCTTCGCTAGTACGAATGGTCTTGTCCGAGATTTCGCGACTGGATTTGCTTTCACAGAAATTGTTTCTGGCACTAAGCAGTTAATGAATGAATTTGATCGGATTGGAGATTTAGCGGTCAGATTCGATACATCTGCTGAAACGATTCAGAAGGTTGGTGCGGCAGCTAAGTTGTCAGGTACGGATATTGAAGCCGTTGCTGGAGCGATGACAAAGGCTGGAATCGCAGCGACGAATGCCGCCGATAATGGCGGCGAGATGGCTGATAAATTTAAAACAGCAGGAATTGACGCAAGGGAATTTGCAAATGCCGATCTTGATAAAAAACTTATAATGATTTCGCAGGCGTATCAAAACGCCGCTGGTGACGCCTCAAAGCTCAACGCAATCATATCAATAATGGGTTCAAAGGGGGGCGCAAATTTAATACCGTTGATTTCAAATCTCGATGAATTAACAGCAGCAATGGAAGGCGCATCTATTGCTTCAAATGATGCCGTTGCTTCTATTCAAAAAGCAAATGACGAAATAGACAAAATGACGATGACCCTCAAAACATGGGGGGCAGAGGTCGTTTCATATTTAGTTGAAGGGGTTCAAAATGCTGGTGAGCGTGTTGGAAACATTCTTGGTGGAGGAGTCGGTAAAACAATCAAAGAATTAGATGCTGACGTTGATAGGCTGAATGCAAAAGCGCGGCTCACAGCTAAGGGAGTAGAGGAACCGAAAGGTGGTGGAAATACCCTGCGTGAATCTCTTGATAAAACATTGGGAATGGTTGGGATTCCTATGGGATCTATATCTCCAAAAGAGACCTTGGACTATGAAAAGCAAATCGCAGATGAGATAGCGGCAATGAAAGCAGAGACAGCAGCGAAAGAAAAAGAGTCCGCAGAAAAGGTTGCGGCTGATAAGCAAGCAGCGATTGAAAAAGTAAAGAAAGCAGAACTTGACGCATTTAATGAGCAAGTTTCAAATACAACCAGCTTGATTACATTAACAAATGAATATAACGCAAATTTGGAAGGCATTTCAGCAACAACAAATGACGCAAATGGGTATTTAAAAGACCAATCATTAATCTTAGGAGAAAATTTAAGTCTTACAGAATCTGTGGCTGGCTCGACAGACAAGCAAACGCAATATCTTGAGGATCAAACAAGGCAACTTGAAATTGTAAAGGGATTATACGATGATATTGATACAAAAGAAAACGAAGCGCAAAAAAAATTCAGAGAAAAAGAGGAAGAAAAAAAACAAGAAAAGAATAAAAGAGAGGCTGAAAAGGCGCAGCAAGAAGCGCAACAGGCATATGATTCCAGTTTGACGGGGCAAGCATTTAATCAAATTGATGCCGCAAAAAAAGAATACAAAGTGACGCAAGGCGGACTCCTTAGAGAGAAAATGAATCAATCTATGGGGCGTGGCGATTTCAACACGGCGGAAATTTATGCAAATAAGATTGCAAGAAATGAGGCCGCCTATGAGAAAAAACAAGTTTCGTCAATGATAAAAAACAGAGGTATGACCCAATCTCAAGCGGAAGCAGCGGTGTCATCCGAGAAAACTAAAAATGACCCTCTGGGTTCGCTAGTGAAATCTACGGATGAAATCAATACCTCCGTAAAAGAAATTGCGAAAAATTTACCGCAGAAAGCATTAAAGGCATAAAATTATGGCAATAAAATATCACGGAAAAGAAACACTAATTGTAACGGGATCATCTTTCTCGGAATTTCCTTCGGGATTATCACGCGCAGATGTCCAGTATGTTTGCCGAACAACAAAAGCGTCTTCATTTTTGACGTCATTAGGCGCAAAGAAGGCATTGCCAAACTTTACAACATACACGTCACAATTTGCCGCGACAAGAGAGGATCGAAGTGATGGGTTTTCATATTTCTCGGCAACTGGATTCAAGAGTAATTCAGCGGCATCAAGCGTAGTTCTTGGTGCTCTTGTTTCCAGCTTATCTTTGCCTGTGCAAACAATTGAGAACCAAGCGGGGGCACAACTCGTTGGTAATTTTTCAGTCCCAATAACTATTATTAGTGATGTGGTCACAAAGTCCTATACAATCACAACCAGTTCGTCGAATACACAGATAACCGCAATCCCGCCAAGCACATTATCGTTCAGAATTATTAATGCGCCCGTTTTCATGACATCAGCAATAAAAATAACTCCACTTCAAACATTCACATTGCAGGGAGTTGTTAAGGATCAACAATATATTATCGGGACTGATTTAAATACCTACGTGGGCGGCAAGATTGATATTATTAATGTTGATCGGCAAAATTATGGAACGATTGATGAAGTAACGATTACGTGGGGGTATGTTTTTAATTTTGATAAACCTTTGCAGTTTTTTAAAACAAAATAAATGATTACAAAATTCCCAGTCGATTTTAAATCAAGGGTTCAAAACGGCAGTGATGCCCAAATAAGTGCCAACGATTTGATGAATAACTTTTCTGCGGCGTTTATTGAAATCGACCCAAGTTTGGTTTCAGACGTAGCATCACCGAGTGGGCATACGCAACGCAAATTAAAAATTCCTGGCATTCCTGCAAGCGGATCAACTGTTTTAAGTGCAATTAGCGGAGGTCTCCAATGGACAACAATGCCAACAGCAACGACTTCTGCGCCTACTTCCGCGCCAACTGGACCGAGCATACCGGCCCCGCCATCGAGCGGGAATTATGTGTTAATTTCTATTGGCGGAAGCCTAACTTGGAGACCGAGCGTACCAACTGCGCCACCGAGCGGGACTTATGTGTTGGGTTCAGTAACTGGATCGTATCAATGGCTAACCACGATTTCTTGCTAAAATGGAAGTGGGACGCACATCGACAAACGAAATCAAAATCAAAACCGACTCACCGCTCGGACTTCGCGTTGTGAATTGAGCGTGTTGCAATACTCCGCCGTGTCCAGAAATTACTGATTTTTATATTGTAATCTCAAAGGAAATGTTTGACGCATTACGCGCTGGCGGTTCGGTAAGCGCATCTGGTGGCGGAAGCGAATATACAGGATGCTCATTTTCGGCAACAGCAAGCGGATTTATAGGTGATGGTAATTGTGGAGGGTCTACGGGTGTTTACAGCAATAATTGCACATCGGGTGGTGGTCAACCATATCAATCATCCATGACTTTCACTTGGGTGATTTCAAAAGTTGGCTCTGAATATAGGCTTGGGTATGGGGCGGGTTTGGGGTTTGGTATTAAAAGCGGCTCATGTTTCATTGACATTTACCCGCCGTTTTGTTATACGGTCGGCTTTTTTACAAGTTGGGAATATGATACCAATGGTGGCAGTATACTTACAAATGTAGGAACGACAACGCTAACAACTTCTGCGGGAAGTTTAACTTTTGGGATTTGGAATCTGGATTCAATTGCAAGTGCATATTTAAACATAAATATTACATGATTTTTAGATTTTCATACTGTGAATATGGTGGGTTTGATATTGCTTACAACTGGAAGGTTTTTTCCACCGAAATAGTCAATGCAATCTGGATAAAAAAGAATCAAAGCATCCCGCCGCTTCGTCCTCATTTTATAATTCAAGGATACAAAAATACACCAAGTAATCCCGTTGCGTTATTATTGGGTGACCCAATCAAGAGATTTATTGCCGCCTGCCACGAAGACGGTATTGAGCCAGAGGAAGCAATTAAGCAAGTGGCTGAAGGAAGGTTCCCGTCATTTCATTTTTTCCCTCAATCAAGATTTTTAAAATGGGGCGGAAAACCAATTTATCTTTGGAAAGCAACGGATCATATCGAGCATTTTTGGAATACGCTAGACCTCGGAGAACCACCAAAGATTTACGATAAAGAAATTGATTTTCCGCATACCGAAAAGCTACGCGAAATCTACAAAGATGATTTTGATTTATACGAAAGCATTAAAGCACCACAAACATTAGCAGAATCTCAAATAGAATCTAACCCCACCCTTTGGGAGCAAATGAAAAATGTAGGGTTTGCTGTCCGCAAATTTGCATCGTCAAATTTTACTCCCACGCCACCCGAAGCCCTCGCCACCCGCGAAGCGACCTGCCGCGCTTGCGACCAATGGGACGCCACCGCGCTGAACAACACGGGTCGTTGCCGCAAGTGCGGATGCTCAACGTGGGCGAAGTTACGCATGGCGACCGAAGCCTGCCCCATCGGCAAGTGGGGGGCTGTTGACAAAACACCCGAATAAATGGCACGCGATCTTTATATTGACCTGACAAATCTTCGCCTTGCGGCAGATTCTGCGACTCTCGCTCCAGCGGGATCACCCAATTTCACACGGGGAGATATTACGGAATTTAATTTGTATTTTTTACAAGCAACTGGAGACATTGCGATCCCATTTGAAATCACGGATCAATCCGCATCGTCTGTTAATTTTGCTATTGGCAATCTGACAGCAAGTCCAACGGATGGAACTTTTACGTTGTCATATTCTGCGGAAACAAGTGGCGCATTGAGTTTTTCTGCAACAGCGGGGGCAATTTCATCTGCTCTTAATGCGCTTTCTGCAATTTCGTCTGCGGGTGGAGTGTCTGTCTCTGGCGATACGTCAGGGCAAGCAACCATACAATTCAATTCAAATGGTACAAGAACGGCGATCTCAGCTAACACAAGCTTGCTTTTGCCAGAGACAACGGCAAACGTAATAGTTCGCAGAAGCGGTTCATCGACTCAACCAGAAGTTCAAGATTTAAGTTTTTCCGTCAATCCTTATGTTCTGCAAGCCACTTGGAATAATACTGGCACAGCATTAACCGCATCCGTCCAGACGTCTATTACTGGATCATCATTTTTCAACAATACGCAATCAATCGTATTTTCACGACCTGCATTTGGGGGAGCATTTGCTGTCACGATGCCGACCACGTTTAGTGCCGTAAATTCCATTGTTACCAATGGAGTTTTCATCACAGACGCGAACCACGGACTTGCTACAAATCAGCAAGTCACATTAACTGGATTCTCCGCATTGACGGGATTTTCTCAAAACGGAACACCATATTTCGTCAGTTCGCTTCCTTCGCGCAAACAATTTACGCTTGCAGTGACCGCTGGCGGCACAACATTAACAGGCACAGCAACTACTGGCGCGGCTTCTGGAGCGACTACAATCATCCAATCGACAGATCCCCTTAGTTATGCTACAACAGCGGATCAACTGCAAACAGCATTACAAGGATTGAATTCAATTGGGGTGGGTAACGCAACCGTATTGGGAAGTAACGCAAGCGGATTTGGAGTTACGTTTGTAAACGAAAAGGGATTTGTGGATTTTCCTCTTTTAGGAGTTGAAAGCAATCTTTCTGCGGCTCCAGCAAAAACAGGCATTGTTGATTTTACGGGGTTAAATTTGCGCGATGCGATGGAATCCACAAGCACCCTTTTAACGCTCTCCGTTCAGTTGAACGCCGTTTCGCAAACAACCACGGTGGTTCAGCAGGATTGTTTTGTTGTTGAAAAACTCAAACGATAATGGATAGCCACACTTTTCACACATTCGTCGGGACATCTGCTCCAGCAATGGCGGTTCTCATTTCCTTTTCCGAGGTTGAAGCGTGGCTTCGCATTCTCTCTCTTATTCTCGGAATTTGCATCGGTGCGGTGTCTCTGTATAAAATGACCAGACCCAAAAAACCATGAAAACACTACTCGCAAAATTAAAAGAACCTTCCACCATTCGCGGCATCGCTATTGTTTCTGGCATTGCCGGATTTAGCCTAGAACCAGCAAAATGGGACGCAATCGGCGCGGCGGTAGTCGCCATTATTGGACTTATCGAAATCTTCCGCAAAGAAAAATGAACGCACGAAAAATTGCGCTCTGGATGATTTTGTTATCCTTTGTTTTTTTAGGGATGGCACTTTTAACTTCATGCGCAGGGTTTCACAATCCTGCTTTTTGCGTGAAGACAGATTACGGAACTTTTTGCTATGAGCTTCCAGACATCCAAGGGCTGAAAAAATGATTTACGACGACCGCTCCGAGGTTCAGCTTGCGACACTCCACCCCGAGGTCGCAAAGGTCGCCAGAGCATTCCTAGGCGCGGCAAAAGGCATTGCGACAAAGGTTGGTTGCGATGTAAAAATCATCAGCGGCACTCGTTCTTACATGGAACAAGATGCGCTTTATGCTAAGGGAAGGACAACGGCAGGAAAAAAGGTTACAAATGCTCCTGCTGGATTTTCAAACCACAATTTTGGACTTGCTTGGGATATTGGCATTTTCCGTGGCAAGGAATATTGCGAGGAACATCCGTTATATCGGGAATTGGGAATTTTAGGTAGGAGTTTGGGTCTGGAATGGGGCGGCGATTGGAAAACCATTGTCGATGAGCCACATTTCCAATTCCGCCCCAAATGGGCAAAAGAAATGAAGGAACGCGAAATGTTGACCGCGCTTCGTTTGCGCGTTGCTAAGAAGCAAGACATTCTAGCCTAGTTGCTCTTATATACCCACGCCGCCTAGCTTCGCTCTTTATCTCGAATAAAAAAGCGAGGAAGGGCGGTTTTTTTGTTGTTAGGCGAGTTTTCCAAACTTTGTTTAAAAAAATGTTTGAACTCGTTGACGCTCTTAGACATTAGCGGTGGCGTCTTGTCTGTTTGTCGCTAAAAACATAATTGTTTACTTACCGTAGGTTTGCGCGATTCTTACTCCATCGAACGAGATCACCTCGAACGAAAGAAACCTAAAAAAACTAAAAAATATGAACATAAGAGCAGTAAAAAATAAAATCACTGGTGAAAGATCTTTAATTGTTGATGGAGGTATTATTCCAATTGGAATTGCCGCTATGTGCGTTGATAAAAGAATTTCTGGTTACCAAATTAAATGCACCGAATGTCGCTCATTACATCCTGTCCGTAATTTAAACGAAGGTGGCTATTGCGAAACATGCGTTGAATCCTCCATAGCTGAATATTGCGACTAAATTAAAAAAAGAGGGTTCAATCCCCTTTTAATTCTCTAAAAATATGAAACCACGTTGCGAAACCTCGAAATACTTTAACTCCCACCTAAAACTTCCAAAAGGAAGAGGATCGTGGGCTTTCCAAGAATACGTTCCTGTGGGAAGTCATCCAGATGACAAAAGAGAAATCCTTTTCGCTACAGGAACCTACTCCGAAACAAAAAGGATAGCATTAAACCATTTTCAGACTCTAATCGAAGTCCTCCCCTAAACAACAAACCAACCAACAAAACAGAAACCTAAATATATGAACGAATTAGCTACAATCCAAGGACAAAACCAACTCACCGCCATTGACGCCGCTCACGCCGCATCGAACCGATCCAGTAAGTATGGATTTATTTCGAGCCGAGCAATTATTGATTCCCTAGTCACCGAGGGATTTTCTATCCGCAAAGTGGATATTCAGCGAACGAAAGACGAAACGAAACAGGGATTTCAACGTCACATCGTCCGACTGCAACATCAGTCCCTACTTCCTAAACAAGTAGGTGATTATTTTCCCGAAATTCTCTTAATGAACTCCCACGATGGAAGTTCCGCGCTCCGTATGACGCTGGGATTATTCCGCTTGGTTTGTTCCAACGGGATGGTATCGGGTTCAACAACAGATGAGATTCGCTTCGCTCATCGCCAGATTTCGCTCCCCGCAATCCAAGGTGGGATTATGAGATTGGTCGAAGGCTCGGGACGGATAACGGACGCCGTGGACAGAATGGGAGCAATTCACCTAACCCAATCCCAAATGAAGGAGTTTGCTGAGCGCGCAATCGCCTTAAGATATGAGAATCCCAATGGCAATAACATTTTCCAGCCAACAGCCGAAGACCTCGACAAAAAGAAAAAAGAAACCTTCCGCTGGGAAAATCGCCTAAATTCCGTGACGAGGATTCTCCGCCCCGAAGATAACGAAAATACCCTATGGAATTTTTACAATCGGGTGCAAGAAAACCTTACCCAAGGAATACAGGGTGGCGGGATTCGCCGAATCACCGCTCCGCTCGCCGATCTTTCAGTTAATCGCGACCTTTGGAACATCGCCGAGAGTTACCTCAACTAAGAAGTCAAAAGGGGAGCGGGAAAACTACCCGCTTCCCTCTTTTTAAGAAATCTAAAAAAATGAACATCGACGAAATTATCAAAACTTTGGAGCAAAAAGCTCAACAAGGAAATTGGATTCCAGCCTGTGGGGAAACAGAAAAACCTTTCCGCTCCCGATCGGGCATAATTCTTTTGTATTGCTGGCAACAATCCACGGGTCGCCACGCATATTTGGATTGCGGGAGCGATTTAATCCTTTCCGATGAGGAAGCAAGTGCCGCTCTTGCGCTTTAAATTCGTTTCTTATCTCGCAAAACAAAAGTGCCGATTTGTCTTTTAAAAGCCTACGCACCAAGTAATTTTACTCCATCGAACGAAAGAACGATAGAAACCCAAAAAAACTAAATATATGAAACAAAACTCCGAAAACTTCTCCTCTTATACGTGGCTTAAAATGCTGGAACTCAAAAAACAACTAAAAGCTAAGAACTACAATTTTCCAAAATCCAAATAATATGCACCTTGATAAAATAATAACAATTTGGGCACCTAAAAATATGCCACTCCCACCTTGTCACGAAGAATCTCCGCAATATGCCGCTTGGAACTCTAGAGTCGAATCCTTAGAGGAAGCGGGACTAGATAGAAGCGATGCACAAGGAATCGCCGATCTCGAATTTTCACAAATAAAAAACTAAAAATATGAGCAATAAACACTTCCAAGAAATCGCCGAAATGCTCGGCGAGGAATACACGAAATGCCTTTCCACTAGGGATTGGAAAGTTGTAGAAAAAATAATTGACAAGCTTTGCGAAACCTTCCAAAAAATTAACCCTCAATTTGACCGCGCCAAATTTATTGCCGCAATCTACGAATAAAATTCTATGACCGCACTTACCTTCATCCTAATTTACGCCGCTGGGTGCATTCTTTCCATGATGGCGGGATATACCTTGGGCAATTATACAGCAACCACCAAAAGCGAGGAAACTCGCCGCTGGTGGATGAATCGCCAAATTCGCCGCGAAAGGAAATAACAAATGGAACTCTCCGATGAATATGTAACAAAAATTGCTTGTAGGATAATTGAGCAAGCCTACGCAGATGTTAAATGCGAAAAGGAATTTGAATCGAGTTCCTGCCAACGAGACCAAGATTTTTATCGAACCAGCGCAAGCACATTTTTTAGAGGTGATTTTTTTAGAATTATCTGCGAGGCATTGGGGTTTGATGAAAGCGCAATCCGCCTTCGAGCATTTAAATGAAAACCATATTTGCTATTGATTCGGGTCCAGAACATTCCGCATTCGTAATTTACAAAGGCGGCGAGATTTTAGACAGCGGATATGTTCCAAACCCCGAGATGCGACAGATTTTGATTGGTCGAGAGTATGACGTTTGTGCGCTCGAAATGATTGCAAGTTATGGAATGGCGGTGGGTAAGTCGGTGTTTGAAACGTGTCTTTGGATCGGAAGATTTATCGAGGTGAGCCACGCGCCGAGCATTAAACTCTATCGAAAGGATATTAAAATGTTCCTGTGCGGATCAATGCGAGCGAAAGATGGGAATGTGCGACAGGCTTTGGTTGATTTGTTAGGCGACCAAGGAACTAAAAAAAACAAAGGACCTACCTACGGAATTTCCTCACACAAGTGGGCGGCTTTAGCTGTAGCCGTATATGCAGCCAACCAACTAAACATAAAAAACTAGGAGATATAGCCTTCAAAGATTTCAAAAAGTTGTTTACATTCAAGGGATTCCGAATATATTCATTCCTAAGTTAAAGCAAGATGCATTAACCTCAAAAAACTAAAAAATATGAAAGTTCAAACAAAAATATCTTTAGAAGCCCAAAGAATCGCAAAGGATTATATCCGATTGATTTCTGAAAATAAAACTCCAGCAATGTTAGCCGCATGGGTTGAAAAATCCAAATATGACATAATGGCGGTAATAAATGATCGGAGACTAAATATGTCCGATACTTTGGAAAAAATACGCATCGAGGCTAGATTTGAAATCAATCAACAATTAAACAAATTTCCATATTTAAAGGATCGTTTGATCCAATTCCGTTCCCTCCAAAACAAATAACCAATAAAAACCTAAATATATGAAAATAATCAGCGGAAAACAAAAACGAGCACAACGCATTGTGATTTATGGCGTTGAATCAGTAGGAAAAACCACGTTTGCTTCCCAATTCCCAAAACCTTTGTTTTTGGATATTGAACTGGGATCGGCGCATCTGGATATTGATCGGGCAGAAATAAAAGATTGGAAGGAACTTATCGCCGCAATAAATGAAGCAAAAGCGACAGACTTCCAAACAATCGTAATTGATTCCATTGATTGGGCCGAGCGATTAGGGCAGGAAGATTTACTGGCATCCACAAAGAAAACCTCCATTGAAGATTTTGGTTATGGTAAGGGTTGGATTATGGTCGCGGAAAGAATTAGCCGCATCCTAATGTCTCTTGACGAATTGATTGATGCTGAGAAAAATGTAGTTCTAATCGCGCATTCCAAAATCGCAAGATTCGAGGCTCCCGATGCCCTTGCCGCATACGACCGATATGAACTAAAACTAACAAAACATTCCTCGCCGTTGGTGAAAGAATGGGCCGACGAGCTTTGGTTTATGCGCTTTAAAACTAAGGTTTCCACCAGCGAAAGTGGCAAAGGTAAGGGGCTAGGAGGTAAGGAAAGAATTATTCAGACTACGCATAGCGCGGCGTATGACGCCAAGACGAGATCGGGGCTTCCTGAAGAAATGCCTATGCTATGGGATAGCGTTTCGCACCTATTCACCGAGCAAAAATCAGCCGAGATTCCCGAATGGCAAGGCGTTCTTATGGACAACGAAAGTTTGGTCAACGCCTTTTTATTGGCGAAAGGCGAAATTCAAGAACATGAAACTTGGCGAAATTGCAAAAAGGATTATCTGCTAAGAATTTCCTCAAAAGCGGATAAATTCATCGAAGCGGCAAAGGCATTTATTGTATGAGCAAAGAAATATCACCAAGTATGCTTCCCAAACTGGATGAATGTCCACTTTTCCAAGGAGCGGATGGAACATCTTCTTTCGCAAACCGAGGAACGAGAATCGACATAGAGATTCGGAATTTTATCCACAAGTCCACATTTTTCAAAAGCAAAGACCTTGAGAAATTCAAAGCCGATGAAGATTTCGATTCGATTGCGTGGGGAATTGAAAAATTATTTGAATTGGCCCACGGATCGTTTATTGAAACCCGCGAGGAATACCTAGCGATGTCAGTTCCGCGATTATCAAAAATGGGAACAGCCGACGCCATTTGCAAAGATCAAAAATGGGTCGCCGATATAAAAACTGGACAGGCGCGAAATTACAAACAACAACTTGCGGCTTATGCACTTGCTTGCATGGAAGATAATTTCGCCAGTAAATGGACGGCGCATGTTGTTTATGTGGATCAAAGGATCGTCCGATCTTATGAATTCACCTACGACGATGCGATGAACGTCATAGAGACCATCGTGGAGAAATCTACGAGTGATTCTGCGATACCTGTCCCGTGCGAATATTGTAGCTGGTGCAAACATTATAATAATTGTTCCGCTATCGTTCGACAAGCCGAATCGGCAATAGCAATTATTCCCGAGGTTTCTGGTAATTCCATCGAAGCGATAAAAGGAAGAATCCTTGCCACGCCCGAAACTCTAAGCGAATTTGCAAAGCAATGGAAGCTGGTAGAGAAGGAGATAGCCGAACCGCTTTTGGAGCTTTTAAAAGCTCGCCTCGAAGGCGGAGAAGATATATCTGGCTGGAAGCTAACGCACTCCAGCGGCAGAAAATTCGTTGAATCGCCAGCGATTATTAAGGCGGCAGAAAATATTTCTAAGGAAACATTGGTGCTTGCTTTAGGTGGTAAGATGAGCGAAAAAAACTACCTCGAATTTTGCTCCAAAAACGGAGTTGAACCCGATTTAACGGCGATAAAAATGGGAGCACCTTCGCCGCAACTAAGACAGACAAAAGTTAAATAATTTCCTCGCAAGATTGGGAAATCCCGATCGCAGGGGCAAAAGGGGGCAGCGCATCCTAAAAAACGCTGACCAACAATAAAATAGAAACAAAAATAAGATGCCTAAATATATACAAGGACAAGCAAACTCACCAATCTATTACGTCAAGCCAGACGTTTATAAAATAGAGGTTAAAAAAGCAGAAAACCAAACCAGTAAAAACGGAAACCCGATGATCAAAATGGAATGTAAGATAATTCTTCCAGATAGTTCAGAGGGACCGACAATCTGGCATTACTTAACCTTTATTCCAAAATGCGCCGAGAATATTGATAATTTTCTCGCTTCGATTGGTAAACCCGTTGTCGCTGGCGAGGAAGTTGAAATTGAGCCAGAAGATGTAATCGGCGAGATTGCCTTTGCCGTTATCGGCGAGGAAGACAGCACCAAATACACCGACCAAAAAGTTAATAAGCTTGAGCGTTGGATTCACGGCATAGAAAAAGAAAATTGGGAAAAAAGGTCTCGCCTGTCTTCCCCTCCAAAACGCGATGAGCATATTGTCGCCAAAGGTAACGCCTACGCTAAACAGCCAGCAAACTTAGATATGGACGGAGACGAAATTCCGTTCTAATGCAGCCACTTCTCGCCATTCGGCTTGCCATCTGTGTTAATGGCTGCCCAGTAGGTTCTCGCATCGAACGAGGTGAGCCCTTACCGAGTTACAAACATACCTACGATGACTCGCCGAGTGGTAGAGAGGAAGCTGAAAAAGACCTAGAAAAAATCGCGGCTTACATCGAACGAAACAAAGATCAAAAAGGAAGTAAAAATGAAAAAAGAAAATGGTTCTGACACCCAATTGGATTTGGGATTTTTTAATTCATCACTTGGAAAAAGATTCTGCAAATTCCACACAGAAAACCCTCACATTTACACCGAACTGGTGGCATTGGCTCGCCAGTTTAAACGCAAGAATCCTTATTCTATCATTGGAATAGGAATGCTTTACGAGGTGTTGAGATGGAATTTTTGGATACAAACAAACACCGATCAGCCTTTTAAATTAAGCAATTGCTACCGAGCATTTTATTCAAGAATGATTATGGAGAGAGAAATCGATTTAGAAGGGATTTTTAATGTTAAGACAAGCGTGGCTGATTCTGAAAATCTTTTTTATGTTTAACCTAGTAACCGAAATAATGAGCCTTACAAAACTGGCTAAAGAAAATATGCAAGATATGGAAATTTTAATCGACCTTCTAAACGCAAGGATCAAGGCGTTAAATTCAGAAAATCAATCCTTGCGCGACGAAATCAAAAAACAAAAACAATTCTTATCAGGACAAGATGAATAATCCAAAAGAACAATATTGGCGCGGTTATCCCCTTAGATGTTGGCCCAATCACCAAGATGATTGCTATCGGTGGGATTGGGAGATAAAAGTCGGCGAAGAATGGGTAGAAGTTGTTACACAAGCAACTAGATGGATAGAAGAGGAAGCCGATGAAACACTCCAGCGTTACCTTAAAAGACAACAAAAATGATCCTATCGCCAGATTTCTGCGAGCACTACAAAACAAAAATCTTAATTCGGTTGGCAGGACACGAAGGAGTTTTTTGTCTTTTAAAACTTTGGTCACAATGCCAGTTTCGGAAAAACGAGGTGTTTGAAAAATCGCCAGACATAATTTCTGCGATTGCGGGTTGGAGCGGTGACCCAAACCAACTTGAGAAGGCACTTATTGATTCGGGATTCGCGAAGCGAAGTGGTGAGAAGTTCATCCTTCACCAATGGCAAGACCAGAACAAAAAGTTGCTAACAAGTTCCGCTAATGGAAAGAAAGGCGGAAGGCCAAAAATCAACAAAACGGAAGAGGTCAAGGGGAGGTATTTGAAGCTCTAAATAAGCTAATCGTAACCTAACTCTAACCTAAACATAACCTAACTATAACCAAACATGCCCTAGATAGATAGATAGACTATCTATCTGCTATCGCTAGATAGATATTTCTCTGCCTCTCTCCAAAGGAGAGGCGAGAAATCACCTCTAAAAAATATGAACCAAGAAATAATAAAAAGTGCAGTTCCACGCAGCGATTTCGCAGAGACCGCCGCCATCTCAATTATCCTCCAAAACTATGACGCTTTAAATGCGGCAAAGTGGGAAGAGGACTTATTTTTTAACTACGCGAACCAAATTCTCTTTCGAGCCGCTAAGAAGTTGCACGAAGATGGAGCAGGAAGCGACCTATTTAGGCTCCAGTCATATCTTGAGGTAAACGGAGGCTTCGAGGAGGCAGGAGGTCACCACGGGGTTCTAGTCGCGTTCGAGGCGTATCCCGCGCCGAAGGATATCGAGTCGGCTTTGGAGTTTCGGCGCGATCTTGTGAAATCTCGAAAATATCGCCGAGCCCTTAAACTTTTAGAATCTTCCCGACAAGATGTCCTAACGATGTCGGCTGACCTAACCAAACTAGCCGAATGCTTTTCTACCGAAGACGACGAAGAACCTAATCGCCTAACCCTAAAACAGCAATGCTCCGAACTCCTAAACCTTCTCGAAAGCAATTCGCCACCTATTCGCCTTAAAACCGGCATCCGAAATCTCGACAACTTGCTAAACGGCGGGTTTGAAAAAGGCACGGTCGCCGTATTTGCTTCCGAAACAAGCGGCGGAAAGAGTATAGCACTTATTCAGACCGCTTTATCTTGTTGCTCCGACAATTATACGGGCATTATTTTTAGCCTAGAAATGTCGGCGAGCCAAGTCCTAACCAGATTGGTTTCGTGCAAGTGCGGTGTTCAATGCGTTCCGCAATATAGCAACCCTTCGCCAGAACAAAGCAACGCCATTCTCAAAGGGTTATCCAACATAGCCCTTCTTCCACTCACCATCTTCGATAACATTTCGGACATCTCCGAAGTCGAGGCGATCTGCCGCAAAACTCCTTGCGATTTTATTGTGCTTGACTATATCCAGCTTTGCTCTTCTTCTGGTAACTCAGAAAATCGTGAACAACAAATCAGCGAAATCGTTCGAAAACTAAAATTGATTGCCTTGAAAAATAACATTTGCGTTCTTACCGCCTCTCAGCTAAATGATGGCGGAGAACTCCGAGAATCTAGGGCAATAGGTCACCACGCCGATTACGTTTTGAACATAAATCATCGAGATCACCCAAATGCAGAAATCAGCATCACCAAGAATCGAAATGGCGAGAGGTTCGTTTTTGCTCCAGTCACAATGAATGGCGCGATTTCTAGGTTTTCAGACAGATGAAAATTTATAACACTTTTATAGGAGTTGATACGTGGATGTTTGGACGCCTATAAAAAAGCCACTGTTTTTCTCGGTTGGAGCGGTTCGGAGGAATGCGCCATTTATTCAGAGCAAAAAAACGAGATAAAATTTCAAAGCGATTGCAAAAATGAATACACCAGAGACGGATGCAGAATTGTATCCAATACACCAAGTCAATATTGTTTGGCTAGAGTTTGCTCGAAAGCTGGAGCGCGAGCGCGACGAGGCTTTGTCACAGATTGCTCAAGCGGAGAAAAGAGCGGAGAGATACTGCCAAGAACGCGACGAGGCGAGGGATGAAGCACAAAAATCAAAGGCATATAAGAGGGTATTAAAAATAACAAATGAAAACCTAAAACGCGAACGCGACGAGGCGAGGGAGCAGGCGCATAGGTTTCGGGCATTGCATTACAGCCACCTCGGAATTAACGGGAGCGCAAGCTGGTTCCCTTGGGAAGAAAAATTAGATAATGTCTGAAATGCGAGATTCATCAGATTATTCAGAAGCCTCCTACGAGCAAGATTTTGCTTCCTTTGATGATCCAAAGGACTTGGCTTTTATTCTCGCAAACTCTCACCAATACAGAGAGGCTTCGGAGTATATGCTAGGGCTTTTAAATAACATCGTGACGTTCCTATTTAACCACGGCTATCACAAGTCGCCGCAGCTATACGGTATCGCGTTCGCCATAGGGCATCCCATCATTATTGCATCAAATATGCTTGACGTTGCTAGAAAGTTGAACGTAACTAAGGCGGCAATTTCAAAAATTGCTATGGAGTTTTTGAAGGAAACCGGATTACCCCCATCTGCCGCTTTAAAAACAGAACTGGCAAAAACAACTTACAAAAAAACTAATGGAAACAAAAAATACACAAGAGATGATTCCCAAGACTGAAGTTTTGCAATCTATCGAAAAGGAAATCAAACAAGCCTACGCCGAAGCTAATCTATTAGCGGCCAAAGCCAAATCGGATGGTCGCGCCGCTATTCTAAAAATGGCAGATGTAGGGCAATACATTCTCCTAGGTCGGGAGCATATTCGAGATAAAGCCCAATGGATAGCCTCGCTAGGTATCGAAAGCGCAATCGCCGATAAAGCGGTGCACCTCGCCCGTAACCGCGACCAACTTGAGCTTGAGCTTTGGCCATCAGATGTCGCCAAACTAGGCGCACAGATCGTTGGCATATTACCGCCCCACGTTGCTCAACTCAGAGGCGAAAATGATCCAGAGAAAAGCACCGAAGCAAATAACCATTGGCTCAATTATGCTGGTAAACTACAAAGATCCTTTAACGATATTTTCAAATCCAAGCCAATAGAAAAGTGGCGAACGGACGAGCGCGAGGCTATTAGAGTTGCGCTTAGACCGCTTATCGAAATATACAACAAACTTTGATAAAAAGCATAAAAAGCATAAGGAATTCAATTTTGTTCAATAATGTTCAATAAACTCAATCGCCTATCAGTTTTGTTCAATACGGATCAATCCAAAGGGTGATTGATAAAACTGACCACCATGCATTTACCAAATGGACAGACTGAAAAATCTTTTTCGCAAAATAGATAACTTTTACTCCGAGCTATCCAGCGCGGGTAAGCAGACT